CGCCAATTTCTAAACATAGAAGAAACAAACATTACGTTAGAAGGCATAATAGTGCCTCCAGATGCTGTTAACTGAGCTGTAGTGATAGAAGTAGGGGGCGTTATATTGCAAAAAGGCGCAGACGCAGGGGCACGATACCAAAAAACTGATGGCGACACATTAGTAGCGTAAAGCGTTGTGCCATGTGCCAAAGTCGTAGTCAAAGTGCCATAACAAATCTGACTAAACTGCGAAAGCACATAAGATAAAGACATTTCATCTACCTCAGTAGCTCCAACGCTAGGATCAACCTTAAGGCTGTTACCAGCAAAGGGTCCAACGACCATAGTAGCACTGGGCAAATCAACATTGCCCTCACCAACAGTAGTAACAGCATTCACGCGCATAATAGGCTCTTGTATCTGAGGCTTAGAAAAGCCGTAAGCGCGAACCGCTCCAGCTGTCTTAGCCATAAACCAAGAAGTTGTTCCAGCTATACTAGAAATCATAGGTATACCCTTACCCAAGAAACGAATGGAACGAGACATAGCAGACAAACTAGAACTAAAAGGGTAGGCATCTTGTTCGAACTCTTTATCCATTGGCTTAAGTTGTTTGCCAGACTGCAAAGTAATAGTAGAAGTAGCGGCAGGAAAAGCGCCGTAAAACTCCAAATCCTCCAAATGAACATAAAGCTTATAAGTAGCTGCATTCATATTTGCAACTGTCTGAGACGGCAACACCGCAGTAAGGTTAAGCAAACCATAAACCAAATCATAAGAGCTACCACCTCCAGGAGTCAGCTCCATAAACTCAGTATGATGCAAAAACGGCACACTGAAAGTAGTCATAGTAGTAGTTGACAAATCCAGACGAACATGAGGCAAATTGGTTGTAGTATAAGGTTGAGCTGAGCGCTTAAAAAGAGGGTAACTACTACTAGTAGCAGTAGAAGTGGCTCCATACTGCCAATTCAAAACCAACAAACCCTGATGAAAAGGCGTGGCAGAAACTTGCAAAGTATAAACCAACTTAAACCTAACACCAAACACGCC